GTAACGCACAAAACCGACATTGGTATCGACATATCCGTTAATACCTTCCACACCTGCGCGTGCGCTGTCTTGCCACATATCGCAGTAAACAGCAGGCTTGGAGACGCCCCAGCTTGCGCACCAAATGGGGTATCTGTTTCCCAGGTTTTTGAAGCCCTTGTTGAACCAAAAATCCTTATTGGTGTACAGAAGCACGGGATAGCCGTTCTCCAGAATTTCGTCGAGAAATGCACAAGCGATGGAGCACATTTTGCTCGCCGAAATGGTAACGCCTTGCTTTTGTGCGTAGGCAAGAGAGTCGTACTCAAAGTCGAAAGCGATGGGGCACGAAAGGCGGAAGGGTTTCACCGTAGCGAGACATTTTCTGGCCTCGGCCCTGGCCATCTTTTCGTTCAATGCGTATGAAAACCAGTACACGCCGAAGGGGATTTTGAGATTGGCGCAGGCAGTAGCATTTTCTTTGAATTTGGTGTCAACAGTTTTCGAGCCGTAGCCGGCTCTAATCATACAGAAGTTGATATGCGGTTTTACCTTAGGCCAGTCAATGATTCCGTTGGCATAGGACACATCAATTCCAAAATTCCGGGCCACTATTCTTCCTCCTTTTCTTTGGCTTTTTCGAGGTATTTGCCAAACAGTTTCTTCAAGTGCGGGTTAATATCACAGAGGTTTTCGACGATGCTGATAAACTCCATAAGGCAGATATAGACTGTCACCACAGGCACTACAGGAAGTTCAAAGCCGAGGTTAATCTTGTCGCCTCCATATTGGAGAAAGGCAGGGAACGCTACGGCGAGAACCTCGGACAACTTGTTGAACATTCCTTGACGCATAATCGAGCTGTCAAATTTCTTGTGATACCAAGCTTTGGTCAGCCCGGTGATGATGTCAAACAGAATGAAGACACCAGTGCAAATGTAGTACACCAACCATTACACCCCCTTTCCCACCTATATTATAGCATAAATCTTGACAAATTGCAAGAAAAAGGTTATAATATAAGAGAGGAAGTATAAGTTTTTTCAGAGTAGAAAGGTACGGTATTTTATGGGTCAATATTACGACGGTACAAAGTTACTATCGTTAAAGGATAGAAACGGAAATGTCCCTGAGATTTATATGTGTACTACAAATAGAACAGGCGGAAAAACTACCTACTTTAACCGGCTTGTAGTTAAGCGTTTTCTCGAAGGAAAGGGTAAGTTCGCAATCCTGTACAGGTTCAAATATGATTTGAAAGATTGTGCCGACGCTTTCTTCAAAGACATTGGCTCTTTGTTCTTTCCAGAGTACCGCATGAGAAGTGAAACACGCCACGATGGTACGTATTACGAGCTTTTCATGTACAAGGCGTCGGAGACTGACACCAAAAACCCGGGCATCAGTTGCGGCTATGCTATTGCTATCAATAGCGCCGATACCATAAAGAAGATTTCGCACTTGTTCAGTGACGTAAATCGCATTATCTTTGATGAATTCCAGAGCGAAAGTTTTAACTACTGTCCCGACGAGGTCAGTAAATTCATTTCCATTCATATCTCGATAGCCAGAGGACAGGGTAAACAGACGCGGTATGTCCCCGTCTACATGATTTCTAACTTCGTTACTCTGTTAAATCCATACTACGTCGAAATGGATATTGCTACGAAGTTGCAGACGCAAACCAAGTTCTACAAAGGCGACGGCTTTGTACTCGAACAAGGTTGGGTAGAAAGCGCGGCTACTGCGTTACAGGAAAGCGGCTTTATGCAAGCCTTTTCGCGCAACAAGCAGTACGATTATTCCGTCAAACAAGGTGTCTATCTTTCCGACAATACTTGTTTCGTAGAAAAGCCCGAAGGAACGTGCAAATACGTGGCTACTCTACGTTACAAGGGCCGCAATTTTGGTGTGCGCGCTTATTACGATACCGGTGTAATGTACTGCGATGACAGAGCCGACGTTACTTTCCCGCTTCGGCTGTCCGTCACTACTGAGGACCACCGTGTAAATTACGTGATGCTCAAATCGAACATAGAGTTCATCGCAAAACTGCGCTTCTTCTTCGACCGCGGTTGCTTCAGATTTAAGAATATTCTGTGCAAAGAAGCGATAATGAAGGCGCTAAGTTATTAGCTATCTACGGGTTTGTGCGTTTAATTGCATGAAGGGGAAAAGCACGGCTGGGATATGCCGCCTGGATTGTTACGGTTTTGCTTTCCGAGTTAAGCGCCTTATCCGTAAAGATAGAAAAGACCCCCACCCCAGAAATGGGATGAGGGTCTTTGTTTATTCAGTTACGTTTCCAATCACACATTTCTTTTACGTTGCATACGGCGCAAATATGCAGACCGCATTTTCTTTCTTTCAAACGCTTTATGGCCGAAATCACGAGGCAAGAAAACAAATACAAAGCGACGACGCAGATGAGAAATACTGCGACGATAATAGCAATCAGTTTCCGCACTTGTTTCACCTCATTTCATATGTAGTCGGTACCAACAGCGTCCCGCCTGGGATGCGTCTCGGTACAAGTTTTCCGGGGATTTTGATGCCAACTCTGAAATCTTCCAGTTTACGCGGAATACGTGCAAATGCCATTTCTTCGTCCGTGTAATCAAAGTCCTTAGCAGCTTTTGCAAATACCGTCTCGTCTGGCTGTGTCATTGAGAGTTCAAAAAGTGTCTTACACCTTTGCGGCATACCTGCGCAACGTATGCTGAAAAAGGGACCGTCTTTTGACTCTTTACCGTCCTCTTTGATTACGTGTTCGATGTATGTTTTCTGTCGCACAAAGATTGCAGTATCCCAGTTGCTTTCAAGTTTCCAACAGCAGAAGTTTGTCGGGTGTGTGGTTATCCCTCTGATTTTGTCAGGTGGTAAATCAAGGTGTATGGAGTCAGTGTCAGCGTAAATGAAGCCGGGTTTATCTTTTCCGTAGTAGTTCATTTGCGCGGCTCTAATCGTAAAGCACCGAGCATACGATGTGATAGCTGAGCCGATTGGGATATAACCGGGTTTTTTATCTTTCTTGTGAATACAGTGATAAGTTAATCGTCCTTCGTTGTCGGCGTAAACGTATTTATAGGAACTATCTGGAGACGAGGCCATTTTCCCATATAAGTTGTTAAGAAAGAGCTTCGCAAGCTGTCTCATTGCTCCCGTGCTCTCTATCTTAATTTTCTTATATCTTTCGATGTATTTGTCAAAGATGCCAATGTCTGTATGGAACCAACAATAGTCTAATTCCTCGTAGTCCATTACGTCGTAATGCTCGTGGAATAAAATGTAGTCAGGTTTTGTCAGTGTCATTGTTACAGTTGCCGGAACTACTTGACCATTAAAATCAACAATCTTCGACTTGTATGTTCCATCTGTTTTGTCGTAAACATCAGAAGTTTCGAGCATCTCAGTTGCACGATAATGGTAGGTGTTCTTTAGCTGAATAAAGGGTAATTTGTCTTTCTTCAAATAGAAGCGTGTTTTGACACGCACAAAGAAGTAAATGCTGTCATCGTTTATGTAATACTTTGGAACTTTTCCAGTGCTAAATTGTGGTTTGCCCACGGGATAATAACTACCACTTTCAGATGACATAACTGAAGGGTATAAACTGTTCACATCAGCCGTAGTCCCATTGTGGTAAATCTTATTTTCTTTTCCTCTCACTAAATAGCACCAACCGCCACGATATGATTTATGAACATACTCTCCGGCAGTTTTACACCCATAATCGTGAGTATCTGTGATAACTCTTTTGCCATTTATCCAGCGTCCATACGTACAATCTCTGTTAATATCTAACTTGTAAATGTCGGGGAACCAAGCGTCAATATCGTACTGTGGAATGTCGGCCAAAAATTCCGACAAACAGCAAGCACCTATTGTCAACTTTTTGTGGCCCTGTTCAAACATGAACTCGATTGCTTCTTTCACAACGAGAACGTCATTGGCTATATACTTTTTCTCTTCGTCAGTTATTTCACACCCGGGATAACGATACCCGCTATATTTCATGTCCAGTTTCTTGTGTTTTGTCTTGAATGATTTTCCTATTTCTCTAACTGAGAATGGCAACAACTTCAAGCTATCCCTTATCTCGATGAAATGCCCCCCTGTTCGCACAATGATTTTGTACCATACACCCATATCTGATATGGAATATATGAAACTTTCATCCGGCATATTTTTGCGGTCCATGAAGTCAACGTACCAATCGCAATCGTATAAATCTTTGTTTGGATATACGTCGTCCCCTTTATCACTGTCTTTAATTTTGTATGTTGCTTGTTGCAGGTGTAAAACATTGATGAAATAATCAATCCAGAATGAGCCGTCAAATTTGAGATTGTGATAATAAATAACTAAGTCACTTTTTAACGATTTGAAGTATTCAAATTGCTCACTTATGGAATGAGAAATTAGCACATCTTCTGTGAAAAGTTCTACACAAGCAGATGCCCAAACGTCCGTCCGTGTTTGCCCGTTATATACTGTTGTTTCAAAGTCGCCTACAAAGAAGCGTTGCTTTGCGCTCATTGTAACATTTTAACTCTGGTCAATATCTCCCCACGCTTGCTTCATTAACGCCTGCGGGGAGTCAGCATTTAGTATGGACGAGACGGCAAGAAGTGAAGCATCGACGTCGCGCATTACATCATCATAGTCTCTCTTCTTTGACACATAGACGTCGAAAAGAATAGTCTGTACGCACTGTTTAATTGTCTCGGCATTGTCTTCGATGATTTGCGCCAAACGCTCACGTCCCAATCTCTCTTCTGCCTCTTCGAGCATATGCAACAAATCTTGGCCAGCGTAATACTTACGATTTGCAAACTCTGCTACCTCATCATCGAACATATCGTCACCGAGATTTTCTTGTATAACCTCCCACTGTCTGTTAATATCAGAATAAATTTCTTGAAGTATCAATTCACCTTCTGACATTGCTCCATTATCATGGACCCTATCAGTATTTTCACGATAATAGCGTTCCTCAGGTGTCTCTGTCGGTTCATCATAGTCGTAATCAGACGCGCCAGATGAGGGCTCGGCAGACGGAAAATCAGACGCTTCTTCTGTCTCTGTTATTTCTTCCGTGAGCGGCTCGTCAATAACACCATCAGCCGCGTCTACGATTTCATCAACCGGCACTTCATCAGTTTCCGCAAGCGAAGGTTCAAAACCTGTGGCCATCCGTTTCAGCACCTTGCCACGGATAGCTTTCAAATAGTCGATTTCTTCTTGCGTAGCGTTTCCGTCAAAGTTTGGCAAAATTCTATCAACATCAAATTGAAAACCTTTGCCTTCAAAATAGCCAATTCTACGACGCAGTTTTCCAAGCTCTTTTCTATACTCTTTGTTTAATAATTTTTGCGCTTCTTGTGCTTTTTCAAACCTGTCTTTGATAAATTCTTTTACAGCTTTATTGGGAGAACCAGTCAGAGCAGCTTGCATTGGTGTTTTCTTCAGTTTTGACCCTTCTGGTTTGTTCGATTTAATTGCTTTCTTTATAGCTTTTGACGCATTTCCTTTCAACCCTTGTCGCAACGTAGATTGCTCAGACTTCATGCCATCGGGGTACGAATTTTCAACAAACTCTTTTACTAACTTATCCCTTGACGATTTGTACAGATTTTTGGCAGATGGTTTCTTCTTTTTATCTGCCATTAGTTTCACCCCTTTTCGTGTTATATAAAAACAAATGGGGCCGCAGTACATGACTACGACCCCAGATGTTTATTTAACCGTTAGATGTGGAGCTGGTCAGTGCTTACAGGCCGATGACCTTGCACGTGAGGAAGTTCTTCCCCTTGTACCGATTGGAAGCGCCCTTTTCGCAGGAGAGCACCCAACCGGTTTCACCGTCCATGAGCTCCATAATCTGCATGAAGCGGTCATAGAAGGTGGGGGACCCGGTGTAGAAGGCGACACCGTCCTCGGTGAAGATGATGAGCCGGTCGTATTCCTTGTTTTCACTGGCCCGGTCGTTATGGATGTGGACCTTGGCGAAATTGGTGATGCCTTCGAGGAGGAAATCACCCTCGCCGGGGGCGGGGACCATATCGTCGAGCTTCTTGGCGCTGTTTGTCACGATGGTGACCTTCTGAAGCTTGCTCAGCTCGTGCTGACTGGACAGGATATCGACGGAGTAGGATTTCTCGGTGTTGGTGTTGTTGATGGTAGCCATAGTAGTTAGCCTCTTTTCATTTTAATTTGTTGTAGTTTTGATGTTTGGCGTGTGAATTGCGAAGGGCTTAGGCTTCGACGGTCTCGACGTCCTCGGTGGCATCCTTGGACTTGTAGGGCGGGAACTCGTAGCCCTTGTCGATGAACTCCTCTTCCGTCATGCCCCAGCGCTTGCTGGACACGACGGGGGTGCCGATGACGGCGACGTACTTGATGAACTGGTTCTCGTTGCGCTTGTTGGCCATTTTCAGCATGGCCTGCTCGTCTTTGTACGTGCGGGGCAGGGTGACTTCGACGGTCTCGGTGCTCTTCCTGTCCACGTTGACGGCCAGCATTTCCACCTTCGTGGTGGTGATGGTGCGGGTGATAACGGGTACACGTGCCATAATGAATACCTCCCAGTATTCTCGCCGTTCAAGTGTTATATAGTGGGAAGAGTTGGGTGTGACCCAACAAACGGCGAAACCTACACAGGTTCTTCCCATGTGGCGGCGTGGTTGGCGCCGCCGGGGTGTAACTGGAAGTCTGAAAAGGTGCAGTCACTGTCCATATATAGTATAGCATATTCATGGCGAAAATGCAATACCATTGGAAAAGTTTACATTTTGTTCATACAAAAACGGGGTTAATCAAAGACCCACAAGAGTCCGGGGTTTATACCGAAATCGGACAGGATTTCTTCCTCGGATACGTAATCGTGCATCCCTCCGCGGTGTTCATACAATAGCTCTTGGACGTGCTCAACGAGGTCCTCCGCCGCTTCGTACGATATGCACCGGTTGTGCGCAACTGTCTGGATCAATATCTTCATGGAGTTCGACTCGACCATACTCACGTTTTTCACGCTCCTTGTCAGATATTTTATTAAAAATCAGTGAGAAAATTATAGCGATGATGGCGCAAAGCCAGAACAGATAGCCGGTGATAGTGGCGATGGCATTGATGCAGGAAATAATCATGTTTTAACCTCCCATCCGTAACGCCCCGAGAGGTCAAGAATTGCACACTTGACGAGATACTCTTGACGCTCAAGGTTGCCCTGTGATTTTGCAGATACAAGCAGAAAATACGTGGAATTTTCGTGATGCGAAATGAAACGGACGTTGTTCAAAGCGTGGCGGTGTTCAGCGAGATAACTGTTCTTCATGGGAAGTTGATGCGCTTGTAACTGAATTTGTTTAACTCTGCCAGACCGAAACACGAAAATCAGTTTGCCGTTCTTGGTGAGAAGCTCATACAGATTGTGGTCGCAGAAGTTCACTTCTTCATTCGTCATCTGTTTCACCCTCCGAATTGAATTTGGGCATCGTGATGCGTGTTTCTTCATCGGGCTTGCTCTGGAGAAAATCGAAGAATTTATCGGACGCAGAGAGTTTCACCATTTCCTCCAAAAATACCGTGTATTCGATGAAGCCCAGACGATACACAAAGCGGTGCAACTGGGCTTCAAGCGCGATTGCTTCGGTTAGCATATCTCGATGCGTCCCAGATGCCTTAACGGTGGTGGAATTGTCATTGACTAAGAAGCTAAGCATTTTGAACATCCTCCTCAGGTTCAGTTTTGCATATTTTTGTTAAATCGAATTGGTACAGAGGGTAGATACAGAAGTCGGACCGGGCTGAGACATTTTCAACGCGTGTTGCGATGCCATTTAACACTAAAAACTGTTCAGCCCACGGGCAGTTGTTGGTGTCAACAAAAGCGGTGTTGAATGACTGGGATTTCGAGCAGAGGTTAACGGTCAGTGTTGCAAAAGGAAGGCCGTCTTTGTGATAGGCTTGGACGCAAAGAGTGCGGGGGTGGAGATAAGTCTGTCTCACAAGATAAAGCTGTTCAAGTTTACCGTGATAGACGCAAGAGAAGAGGGTACGTTGTGCCATTAATTATCACTCCTTTTGTGGTTATATTTTGCGTTACGATAACTTGGCAATAATCACGCCAAGAACTTCCTCAATTCTACCTGTTACTGATAAAACGCTGGGCTCATAGCCATGCAAAAATGCGTGGTATCGCGTGATACTGATTGCATTTTCAAGTGCATCATTCAGATACGCAACTTCGGTGTCAGATAGCGAAATTTTTAGGCATTATTTACACCTCCTCGTAATAAGGTTCGCACTTTGAGAGGATTTCCTTTAACTCATAAAGCGCGTCAATCTGTTCCTGAATAGCTTTTACGCCAGTTTTATAACGATGGTCACAAATGGAAAGCTCATGGGTGTAATTGCTGATTGCACAGCCGACGGCGTAAATGAGAAGATGACGCTGATGATTGGTTAGCATCAGCCGGCACATCAGTTTGCAGATTGTAGTGCCCATCATTTCAACTCCTTGTTGTATGGAGTTTCGCGCTTACCGTAGCGCAGGAAATCCGCAAGCGAGATGCTAACCACGGGGCCATAATTGCTCAAAGTGTGACGCATGGCGAGCAGATGGATTGACACTTCAAAGGTGCGATAGTTTCCTTTCCCGCAGGGCTTAACCAAGCAACTCACGCCGTCGAAACCTTTGACGACAAGACGGGAATTTCTGGGAATGTCCTTGTCTTTGCCATATTTACTGGATGCGGGCAAAACAAGGGGGATAGTGTTGTAGACGTAAAAAGACATTGGTGAAAACTTCCTTTCTGATTTGTTTAATTGTAGACCCGGACGGGGTGTACACGAAGAGGAGTGTGGTAGTGGAAACAGTGGATGTATTCAAATGGGACACGGAGCCAGACGCCGATGCAACCGTTCGGCGTTATAATGTTCCAAACACCGCCGAAAAGATTGTAAAAATATTTTTTCTGACGGTCGTTAAGTACGTTATAAATATCTGGATTGATTTGCACTTCAAGGTTGTAACCGTCTGGGAGATGATAGGCGTACATAGTCCACACTGAACGAACGATTCTTTGCGCTTCGCTTTGAAGCTGGGCTTCTACCGAATGTGGGTATTTCTCAGCTTTGGTCAAGTGTTATTCACCTCCTTTCGGATTTCGGCATAGTATTTACCACCTTTTGTTATCCAATATACACGGTTAATGTTGCCATTTTCAGGGTCAATGGTGTAAAATCCAACGGTGAAGAAGTTGTAAGAACGAGAGATAACCACGGGATACTCAGCACACCCAACTTGATGA